GAAAAATCTAATTCATCATGTATCTGTATGTGGGCTAAATGTCCTTCTTTGTATAAATCAACCATTGCTTTCTTAGTCATGTCTGCTGCACTACCTTGAATTAATTTATTTAATGCTTTGTATGTAAATGCTCTTCTATGTCCATTTTTATACCAATAATTTTTCTTAGGATTTCCATCTTTATCATTAATAACATTACCATTATCATCTAATAAATGTGGACCCATTTCTTTTAATTCCATCATAGTGTCATGATCTTCTGCAGGTACAAATGTACCCCAATCTGATCCTCTAAGTATTGGTTCGTATTTAGGAAATCTACAACGTCTTCCTAATATAGTTTTTATTTTACCTCTTTGTTGAGCAGCAGCCATAACTCCATTAGTTAATTGTTTAACGAATGGAACATTGTTATGATATTGAGAAAATAATTCATCAGCTTTTTCTTTAGTTACACTTAATTCATTCATTAATTTTGCTTTACCCATACCATAGAATAAACCAAGATTAATTGTCTTAGCTTCTTTTCTATCTATGTTAGCTAACTTAGCAACTAACTTATGAAAATCTGTATCAGGATTATTATGATATGCTTCTGCAATTGTTTCTGCTGATTCATAATCAAATCTTATTCCATAGTGTGTAACTAATCTTGGTTCCTGTTGTGAGTAATCAAATGTACCCCACTTACAACCTTCTTCAGGTATAAATAAACTTCTTATTAATGGACCTGTATCTGGATCACGTGCTGGAATCTGTTGCAGATTAGGATTAGAATAACTAAATCGTCCTGTAACGGTTCCTCCATCATCAGATCGTATTTGATTTATATCTGCATGAATTCTACCATTGTGTTGATGGCTTAAAATAGTGTCTATAAAAGTTGTACTGACCTTGTTTATTTTCCTAGCTTCTGCTATCATACGTACTACAGGATGATCATGAGTAGAAATAAAATTTTTAGTAAATGAAGGAGAGTCCGTCTTTTCAGTTCGGCTATAAGGTAGCTTCAGTTTGTCAAAAACTTCTGCAATCGATCTTGCAGCCCATATTTGAGTATCTACTCCTGTTTCTATTTTTATTTGTTGTAATAAGTTTTCTTCTTTTACTGCCATTGCTGTTTTCAATTGATTGGCTTTCTCGATATCTACCCGAACACCTAGGTGGCGCATATCAACTAAACAAGGGAAAAGATCAGTCTCAAGATTAAAAATATCTTGTAAGTCTTCTTCAATAATAATTTTTTTAAATCTATTCCAAAGTTCTAAAGTTAGAGCTGCATCCTCTTCCGCATATCCACCTACTTCACTTGCAGGTAACTTCCACATTTCTGCTTTAGGATCTAAACCTCTTTCTTTAGCTGCTTTGGTAAGTAAAGATTCATTTTTACCTTTATTTAAATAAACCCAAGATAAAGAATTTAATGAGTATTGAAATCTATTTTCATCTATAAGACTAGCTGCAATCATAGTATCTATAATTAAACCATTGATTTTTATACCAAGATTTCTAATCCAACATACATCATACATTGCATTGTGAAATATTTTTGTAGCAGGTGATTCGCAAACATCTTTAAACCATCTTAATACTTTATCTCTAGGCATATTAGGACCTTCACCATGTGCTATTGGAAAATAATTTTTATATCCATCTACAGCAACAGCTATACCTATAACTTCACCATTACCTATAATGGCCCCTGAACCCAGTTTCTTTAAATCAGGATCTCTGGTTTCTAAGTCAATTGCAATCTCATCTGCTTTTCTTAGATCAGGAAATTCTGTAGGTGCTACCCATTCTGTAGTCGGCATCAACATTATTTTTTACCTTTTGTATCTTTCAGTTTTTTAATTTCTAATTCACAATAATGAATTACTTTTTCTAAATCTTGTATGCCATTTTTATTCATGTAACGACATACATATTTTATAACGTTTCCCTGGAAAAAAGAAAGGTCATTCTTAGAAATAAATTCATATGGTTGAATGTGAAAGTCTTTGTAGTGACTCCCACCTATCTGTTTATCTTGTGGGAAATGCATCTTTAAATATATCTTTATTTGTCATTTTAAAACCTCCATTATGTTAATTATAAAAAATGTTAGTGTTATTGTTATTAGTATATCGCTTGTTAGTATTCTCATGTTTCTCCTTTTTTATAGCAGTTATTGATTCGGCGATGATTGTTTGGGATTCGAGAACCAAATCAATTTTATACGACGCTGCTATACCGCCGCTGAGTAATATCTCTATCCCGTTCTGTTTATACTTATTGTATAATCTAGCTAAAGTGTTTGTATTCATTCTTTTTTGTTTTACCTTTTAATTTATATAAATTGTTTCTTGCACGTGTTGCTCCTACGTACCAAACTCTATGTTCCTCATCATTCTTCTCATCACTTTTTTTAACTGATTTCTTTATTGTTCTTCCTAAATCTAAACATAAAATAACATTATCTTCTTCGCCACCTTTAGCTCCATGAATTGTAGAAGCATATATACGAGCATCTTCATCTAAATTTTCACCATTTGTAAGCATTTCCTTAATATATATTCTGTCGGATAGTTTAGTTTGTTCAAACGCTTCAAACCAATCTACATTATTATTCCATCTTTCTTTTGGTAAACCAGTAAACTCTGTTATTTGTTTTACTTCTTTATCTTCTAATTCTATTCCCCTACACCATGAATTATAGTGTACAGATGAATTATATAATCTCACAGGAAAACTTTTACCTTTATTACTTTGATAATATAAATTTCTTTTTCTTAGCTCTTCTGTAATTTGTACCAATCTATGTATGGTTCTAGTCAATATTAAATATCTACCTTGTGTTAGATCTATTTGATCTAAGTTATTTATTCTTAAACATTCACCTTGATAGTCTCTTGGATAATAAACTTTTTCTTTTCTTAAACCTTTAATTTTTTCCAAAGGTAATTCAGATTCTTCTTGAACTGCTCTAGATATTCTTTTTGAATATTTTAAAACTTTTTCTTTTCCAGGTTCTTCAATAAATCTATCTACATCTGCACCTGCCCATGCAAAAATAGCTTGATCATCATCTCCTGCTAAATACATATCTTCTGTATTTTCTTTTAAGGTATCAAATAATTTCCATTGTAGTGGAGATAAATCTTGAGCTTCATCTATAAATATAGTTTTAAATTTTGGTAGATCAGGTTTATGAACCAGTCTATCTATCATATCATTAAAATCTAACTTACCTGTAATTCTTTTATATTCTTTTAAATTTTTGTCTAAATTATTTAAGATATACCATTCTATTTCTTTTTTATTATGTTCATTTCTATCGTACTCTTCTCTTACAGAGATATCTCTATTCATTGCTCTACCAATCATTTTAAAATATGGACTATCAATATTTAAATAAAAAATTTCTTCTTGATTATATTTATCGTAGTATTTAACTTTTATATTTAATTCTTTTCCTATTTTTACATAGTCTTCTGGTTGCATAACCATAGAATCATTTAATTCTAATTGTTGAAAAGCAAAAGAATGAAGCGTTCTAAAATAATTTAATTTATCATTTTCTACTGGCATTCTTTCTTTAGCTACTTTAGATGCTTTTTTAGTGAAAGCAAAATAACCTATTCTATCTAATGGAGTTCCTACTCTAATATATGCTTTAGCTCTACTAATTAGTTTGTGTGTTTTACCTGTACCTGGAGGACCAAAGTATTTATATATCATTAAACAATTTCTTCTGGTTTTTTGAAGTCAGCTAATTCAACTATATCAGCATCGTCTTCATCTTTTTTAAATAAATATAATGGTATGACTGCACAACCATTTACACCTGGATAAGGTTTATCTGTCTTTTTATCTTTACCAGGAAATCTTTTCTTTTTACCAAACTGTGGTTTAGGCATATGGTCTTTTTCTTTCTCAAACATTTTTTCAATCATATAAGAAGTTCTAGAAGAATCTTTTTTCCACTCATTATCTTTTAAATCATTAAAAAATTCATCGTATACAAAGTAAGCAAAGGTATCATCTTTTAGTACATTACCACTTTTAAAAGAGTTATGACTCGTAGCCTCTGTACTATGTATGTAGTCTTTCAAATGTTTCTTTAATATTTCCATAGGTGTGGTCCCTGGAGCCGGTTGCACTGTATCAATGGTTGAGAATAATGCTTTTTGTATCTCAAAGAAATCCATTCCTTTTATAGGAGGCGGTGGAAAATCTGCTTGAGCCATTATCAAACCTCTTAACTCTTGTTGGTCTTTTATTTTATTTACATCTTTTGCATGTACTTGAACTGTTTCTCCATCTTCTCTTTCTACTGTAAAATAATATTCAGGATCAGGTTTAAAATCTACCTTTATTAAATTAGTCATCAAAGGCCAATTAATTTTTTTATCTGATATAATTCCAAATTTTCTTTTTACACATTCTGATTTAATACATACAGGTGCTAGTAAATCATCATGACAAGTATGTCCTTTTTCTTGTTTCTCCCAATGTTTTATTTTCTTTTCAATATAATCATCAGTCCATATTTGATCAAATTCAAAATAATTTCTACCTGCTTTTAAAACCATCTTACCCCAATTGTCGGGATATTTTTTCTTAGCCATGACCATATAGTTATATAAAAATCTATCTCTACCATCTTTCATTTTATTTTTAGATAAAATTTCTAGACACGGTGGACCATCTTTAAATTCTTCTGCACCGCCAGTTAATTCTTTTCTAATTAAATCATTAGATATGTTTTCTAATTTTTCGATATCAGCTTTATTTATTTCTACAACTTTTAAAAATAAATCTAATGGCATTTCTTTTCCAGAAGGATCTAGTGCTACTCTTTCTGATTTATTAAAATAAGGTAAATTTATAAAATTACCATTTACTTTATTTCCGTTTGTATCACTACCTAATTTAGTTTGTTTAGGAAATATCTCAGTTGTGATTGGTAATTTAAATAAAAATAATACTTGTTCTAAAAAATCTCTAATAATTTTAGCTTTAACAAATTCTTTAGTAAATAAATATAAATGAAGTCCACCACTTTTTGATTTAATTGGTATTAATGGTAATTCTTTTTCTTGTATAATATCTAAATATTTTTTTATATCTAAGTCTTTATATACCTTAGGATCAATATCTATTGCACCAAAACATGCTAAACCATTATCATCACAAGGTTGAATACCTATAGATTTTTTTCCATGTAAGTGAAGTCTATAATCATCTTCAGTAATGGGTTTACCTGACCAACCATAGTCACCTGCATTAAATTTTATTTTACCTGTATTAGGATCTGTGTATCCATTGCTTATATTACAAAAACCAAAATTACGTTGTAACCCCGTAAAGCATTTTATAAAATCATTCATTTCTATATCTCTCTATGTTTTTTAAAGAGTGGCAACAGTCTCCCGTCGCCACTCTATCTCCGAAGTATTCACTTAGTGAATTATATAATATCTTCAGTTTTTGGTTTATCGCTTTTCTCATATTCAGGTTTAGCAGAACCTTTAGACACAGATTTTTGAAACTCCTGCGCCATTAAATATAAGTCCGCATCTTCTTTTTTAGATACGTCCAAAGCTCTAGACATAGATGGTTTATAAACATGCCAACTTTTACTTCCTGCAACTTTACCAACAGTTTTTAAATTATAAACTGCTGCATATGCTGCCGGATTGTAGACACCTTTTTCATCTTTGAATCTTAGATTCTTAATCAACTGATTCAATTCTCTTGCAGGTGTTAAGTTAGATGATCTCATAGTAATTACCGCAGGTCTAGGTTCATCACCTAAAACTATTACATAAAAATATGCAGTTTTTTCTAAGTAGTTACCATTGGTCAGTCTATACTTACCATTTCTTTCTTCAACAGCATCACTTGGTACAGTTAAATGTGTTGCAACAGGTGGAGCCGCTGTGTCTCCCATTTCCTGCCACTCTGGAAATCTTGTTTGCACATGTGCAACAAGTAATTCCACACCTTCATTACCATCTATTAATGTACCAAGACCTTTAGCATAAATCATACCAGGTTTAGAACCTTCTACATATTTAGCATTAGATTGATTACATTCAGGCGATAGCTGATGTAGGATTTTTAAAATCGGTGTCGACATATCGTCCGATTTTATTTCTTCACTACCTCTTCCAGAGTCTCCTCTTAGATTGATAGTAGATAATGCACCTGCATTATCTTTCTTAGTCATAGCATTTGTATTTGCCATAGTTATATCTCCTTATTGAGTTATTAGTTTATTTTTTATTTTTTAAATACGTTTGATTTCCATCAAATGTATTGAATAGTTCTTCCGGAACTTCTTGACCTTTGTCTTTCCATTCCTTCATAACTACTTTGAGTGTCGATGGGTGAACTTTCTCCTCTTGGATAGGTTCATACCCATTCGACCTCGCAAGGCTAGCGTAATCGACAGCCTTGTTATCTTCGCCTTGACCAAATGATACAGTAATATTATTTTTTACTATATCACCTAAGCCATTGTCTCGAAGCCAGTGTATCGCCTCAGCTTTTTTATCAGCTTTCATTGAGGCACTATAAATTTTTTTAACAGTTAACTCTGAACCATCTTTTAGTTTTAAACTAGCTAAGTTCATGTCTTCCATTAATTTTGGAATAATATTACAGCTAAAGTATTTTTCATCTTCTTTAAGATCTTTAACTCTATCTTCCAAATCTTTTATTTGTTGTTGTATGGATTGTAACTTTTCAACTTCAGTTGAAAGTTTATCTGGATCAACATTATTAGATTGATCAGGTGCATCTTTACGCATATCTATTATCATATATTTTCTCCTAAATTTAACTTTTTAACTTTCATGGCCTTAGTATAATCACTAATAAGTGATTTGTCAAGTTTACTTTTGATGAATATTTATTTCTATTGGGTAATAAGTTTTTTCTTGCCTATCCCATTTAAGAAGTTTAAATTTTCCATTAGTCATTTCTGAAGCAATTGCACAAGTTACTCCAATAATAGCAGGATCACCATTCAATAGTAAATAATCATTTTCTGTAAAATTTTTTAATTTTTGTCTAACACTAAATATAAAAGGTCCCGGTGAAAACATTATTTGTTCTAATGCTTTAAACATTATTTCAATTTCACCATATTTTCTTGCACCCATAATATTATATTTAGGTTGTCCGGTAAATTTATCTATAGGAATATCTTGTAGTAAATATACTTTACTATTCATGATTGAATCTTTTTTAAATTTTTCATTTGACTTCTTACTTTTTTTATATTACTATAGCAAATAGAAAGAAAAGTAAATAGATTATGAATTATAAGTTTAAAACTAAGCCATACAAACATCAATTAGATGCATTAGAAGCATCTTGGGACAAAGAAAATTTTGCGTATTTCATGGAAATGGGTACGGGTAAATCAAAGGTATTACTGGATAATGCCGCAATGCTTTATGATAAAGGCCAGATAAATGGTCTCCTTCTTATTGCACCTAAAGGTGTATATAAGAACTGGTATGATCAGGAGGTGCCAGTTCATCTTCCTGATCATATTCAAAAGAAAATGGTTTTATGGAAATCATCAGATAAATCAAAAAAACAAAAACAAATATTAAATACTTTATTTGAACCAGGTGTAGATTTTCATATTTTAATTATGAATGTTGAAGCCTTCTCTTCTGGAGATGGTTCAGAATTTGCATATAAATTTTTATCGTGTCATAAATCAATGATTGCAATCGATGAGTCTACTACAATTAAAACTCCAACATCTAATAGAACTAAAAATATTTTAGCATTAAGAAACCATTGTAAGTATAGAAGAATATTAACTGGTTCACCAGTAACCAAATCACCATTAGATTTATTTTCTCAATGTGCTTTTCTTGATCCTTGGCTCCTGGGCCATGATTCTTATTGGACGTTTCGTTCTCGTTATGCGAAAATGAGAAAGATAGAAGTTAATGGTAGAAGAGTAGAAATAGTTACGGGATACATGAACCTTGGTGAATTATCAGATAAGATAAAACCTTTTTCTAAAAGAATATTAAAAGAAGATTGTTTAGATCTTCCTGAAAAAACTTATGTCAAGCATTATGTTGAGTTAACTGCAGAGCAAAAGAAAGTATATACACAAATGAAAAGAGAAGCAATTGCTTTTTTAGATGGTAAGATGCAATCTTCGGTAACTGTTATGACTCAATTAATGAGACTACATCAAATTACTTGTGGACATTTCACTGCAGATGATGGTACCATAAAAGATTTACCTTGTAGTAGACTAGCTGAACTAATGAACATATTAGAAAATGTAGATGGTAAAACTATTATATGGTCTCACTATACACATGATGTAAAAAGAATAATTAAAGAAATTAAAAGAGTATACGGAGAAGATTCTGTTGTAGATTATTTTGGTGAAACAGATACTGATGCCAGATCAGCAAATATTAAAAAATTTCAAAATGATGATAACTGTAGATTCTTCGTAGGTACTACTCATACAGGTGGTTATGGTATTACATTAACTGCAGGTAGTAATATGATTTATTTTTCAAATGGTTATGACCTTGAAAAACGTCAACAGTCTGAAGCCAGAATAGATCGTATAGGTCAAACTAAAAAGATGACTTATATTGATATAATGACTTCAGATACTATTGATGAAAGAATAGTTAAAGCTCTTCGTAATAAAGTTGATATTGCTAATACAATTATGGATGAAGATTTTAGAGAATGGATATAGCGATTATAGTCCCCACTATAATCAATCCCGGCAGCTGAGTGCCCAACCTCCCAAAAAAATTACAGTTTTTGTAATAATACAATTATAACACCGGCCATACCTGACATTAATGCGCCTGTTGCTACTAAAAATATTTTTTCAATTCTGTTTAT